ACAGGATTAAGTACCACGGCCACTGATCTTTCAGGTTCGCGGGCTATTAACAGTGCCAACCGGGCATATCAAACTCTCCTGGGACGCGCACCAACACCTGAAGAACTGGAGCTTGCGACCGCCAACCTGACCGGTGGTATCGAGAATTATACCTACGATGCTTTAAAATCTGACATCTTAGACAGTGAGGAGTATCAAAAGAAATACAATGATAACTATTTAGATAACTACTACGATAGTTATTTTGGAGAGCAGGAACGTGATGAAGAGGGTAATTTAACAGGTAAGCGTACCTTTGACTTTTCAACAGAGTTCATGCCCGCTTATGAGGGCGCTCTGGATGTAGATACAGGCATTACGATGCCTACGTTTGAATCTTTTACGGGAGACCCTGCAGAGCTGGAAGAATACCAGCAGAGCATCCGTCAGGCTCGTTCCTTTATGTATAACGCTGGTCTGACCAACTTACAAGGTAATATTGACAAAGAACTGACCAAGATGAAGAACGAGTCTGCAGAGCGTCAGAAGCGAATCGCTGGCGAGTTTGGTGTCGCACAATCTGCTATGTCCAACTTCTTTGCAACTTGACAGGGTTTAGATAAGGATTGCTATAATATTTTCAGATCTAACAAATCTTGATCGAAATGTCTAATACTGAAAACTATTTCAACGTTGAGAACTTTAACCAGTTACTTCAGCGTTTGGAAGCCTCTAAAGGTCGCCAGGTTCGTCAAAAGGCAGTTGAAGGCCGCCGCGATATCTTCGCACAGGGTCTCGCTGGCATGATGGGCAACTTCTGATTTAACCTCTTTCTTGTCTCATGTCCAGCTCAGTTCCTGCAGGACAAACCGATCTTGACGATTGGTTTGATCTAGATAAGTATAGAGACGCTGCTGGTGTAGCGTACGAATTTTCTAAGAAGAAACTGGAGGATGCTGGTGAACAAGAGCGTCGGACAATCGAAAAAGGTGCCACAGAGCAGCGTCAAACCGAAGCAACTCAAGAAGCTAGAGACAACCGACAAGCAAGACAAGCTTATCGGTACTAATGTCTTTGAGTTCTTTGTTGACAACTTAGACTCTTCGACCAAAGAAACATTTTTATCTTTTGCAGCAGATAAATATTCTGTAATTGAGATCTATATTTACGCCAGGTTCCTTGGTTACGCAGGCTCGATTACAGATTGTTTGCTGTGGGTTGAAGAACTCTTTGATAAACCTGACCACGTCAAGACTCTCTTGTATCAGATTCAAGAGATGAGTGAAGACATCAGGAAACTTCGTGAAGACGTTGAAAATGGCCTGGTAAAACGTGATGTTGGCGTAGCACGTAACGCACAAATGCAGCGTGAATTACGTGGCAACATCGCTCAGGTCGAAGTATTTACCAACAATCGTGACCGGAAAGGTTTGCTAATGTCTGGTGCAGACAGGGCTCTACGTGAGTTGGCTCAAATTTTCAAAGACGATCCTATTGCTATTCCTTTGGAAGAAGCATCTATGGCTGTATGGGCCAGGATGCAGTTAGAGGAATAGTCCGGTTATTATGGTTGTATCGAATAATTAAAAGTATGGGAGCCGGAGGACAAATCCAGCGTGGGAGTGCAAGTCAGATCACTCCCAACGTTTATAACAGGTTTCAGAATGCTGTAATGGAGCGCCAAGAGGCTGGTGGCGCTCGCGTTGAAGGCATGGCTGGGCGAGATCAATATATGAACTCTGCCCCGTTATATCAAGAGATTGCTGCAGCCGGTGAGGCCCGCGAGGGAATGCTTGGACCTACTCTCAGGGATCCTCAGATTAGGGGTCGTATGGAAAATGCAGTCGTGCAGAACACCGCTGCAAATAGTGCGGGAATGCTGGGTGATGCCGAAGTAATGGGTAACGGCATGATGCCAGAGCGCGGAATGGACATGGGGCCAGGACGTAGTAATCGTGATGTCCGTCGTCCTGCCCGTAGAAAAGTCAGGAGAGGTGAGTGATGTTTATGCCATCTCAAAATCCTCTTCTTATGATGAACCGAATGAATTTCGGTGGACAGACAGGTAATCAAGACATTCAACCCTTAGCACCTGATGCTGCTTATCAGGTTGGTAATGAGGTTGATGCTTTTACTGCCAATATCCGTGGCAATGAAATGATGCCCTTGGCTGGCAGATACGCTGCTTTTATTAACAATGTCTAAGAAAAAAATGCCCCCTGAACTTCTTGAGCACTTCAAGAAGAAGAATAAAGGAAAAGACGAACCCGAAGAAAAAGGTGATAAAGCTGAAAAGGCTGCTAAGAAAGGCTTAGAAGCTGCAAGAGCCGCTAAGAAGTTTAAAGATCAAAAAAAGAAAGATTCTTAATTCTTTGGTAATCTAAAGAATATAGCTTTCTTCAGATGCCTTCTCATAGTTATCTTGCTTATCGACGTAATGCTAGAGCTGCTGCTGCACGTCAAGTTGTAAAAGAAAGCAAGGAACTAGAGAAGTATAAAAAGGCGCAGGAAGATTTTGCATACTTCTGTGAGTATGTAGCTGATAAACCTCCGGCCAAACATCATCTTGAATGGCATCGTCACTTCATTACCAATGAAGACAGTAGCTGTTTATTAAAAATTGCAGGCCCTAACGTTGACCTCTTGGCACCACGGGGGTCTGCTAAGTCCACCATCTTAGGTTTGTTAACCGCTTGGGCTATTGGCGTCCATACAACAGCAGGTAAGCCTTTACAGATTCTCTATCTTTCTTACACCGTTGATATCGCTCGTTCTAAATCAGCGACCATTAAACGAATCATTGAAAGTAAAAGATATCAACAGGTCTTTCCAAAAGTAAAACTGTTGAAGAATGTCACGTCTAACGAATACTGGTCGATTGACCATAAGTTTGCAGGGATTGATACTACGGGTGAGGAACAATTTACGTTGTGTGCGGCTGGTCTGAAAGGTTCCGTTACGTCAAAACGTTCGCACCTTGTGATGATTGATGACGCCATCAAGTCCTCCTCTGATATCGGCAACCCAGACATCCGTAAGCAGATGGAAGATAACTGGAATGCAGTTATTGCACCAACGATGTTTGAAGGAGGAAGGGCCATTTGTCTTGGAACCCGTTTCCGTCATGATGACATTCATGCCACGACATTTAACGAAAACAATAACTGGAATCAAGTTGTGTTGTCCGCGATCCACAACGATCCTGAAACAGGTGAGATGGTATCTTACTGGCCAGAGTTTTGGTCCCTTGACTACCTACTTGAAAAGAAACGACAAGCACCCATTGCTTTTTCTTTTCAGTACATGAATCAGAGTATTCGACAACATGAGTTGTCCCTAGCTCCAGAACTGATTGTTAAAGCAGAGATCGCTACAGAGTTTGATACGCTTGGAGTGGGAATCGATTTATCCGCTGGAATTAAAGAAAAGAACGATTACACCGTTATGGTTTTGGGTGGACGTATTGATGATCGAATTCATATTATTGATTATCGTCGTATTCGTGTAATGGGAAATTTAGAAAAACTCGATGCTCTAAAAGAACTGTTGGCTGACTGGAACATCCTGCAGCAGGATGAGAAGGGTTTGTACTATCCAACGATGTCCAGTTGTGATATCTGGAGTGAAGCAGTGCAGTACCAGGCGTCATTAGAAGCTGACTTCAAACGAGTCTGTTTAAACCAAGAATCTCTCTGGAACATGGTGTGGCATCCGGTTAAAGGGTTCCGCTCCGACAAGTTAGCTAGGTTTAGGGGAGTGATAGGATTATTTGAAGAGCGAAAAGTTATCTTCAACCGCTATCGTAATTTCACTGCGATGTTTGAGGAGCTTACCAATTTCGGCGTATCTAGCCACGATGATTGTGTTGATGCTCTGGTCTGGCTTATCAATGGATTAGCAAGGCGCGGTTCTTTACAAGTGGACTATTAGAATAGACACAGGGGATTTAAATCCATGGAACAAATCATTGCAGTTGCTATTGCAGCTATCTCAGGAAGTGGTTGGTTTATCGGTAAAGTTTTTGGAAGAATGAGAGCTTTAGAAGATCGAATCGATCGTTTACCCCTTGAGTACGTTTTGAAACAAGACTACATCCGTGAAATGCAACGGATGAATGAGGAGTTTTATGAAATTAACGCTAAGCTGGACAAGCTTATAGAAAAACTATTGAGCAGATGAAAATGTCCGACGTTTTAGAAGTAATTGAAACCCCCGACGGCGATTTCTTACTTGAGTTTTCCCCCGAACTCTGCGAAGAACTTGGCTGGAGAGAAGGCGATATCTTGGATTGGCGCGTTAAAGGTTCTACAGTTATCCTATCTAAAGTTAATGACCCAGAAGGATACGTACCTGTAGAATAAATTTAACTGACGGCAAGACATGTATCTTAGTGGAATCGAAAATGTGCCTGGCGCACCAGGGAACATGGCAATGATTGCTAGTCCTTATCCTGGTCGTCTTCCGTTGCAAGGATTGACTCAACGGGCACGTCCTACTGCTGCATTTAATGCTGCAACAATGGGCGTTGGCCAGGCCATGATGGGTGTAGGCACACCTAATCTGCCTCCTTATGGTGTCATTCCTGGCCTGGTTCCTCCGTTCAATGCTCCTGTGAACTGATCATGCCACAGGACGACAGTAAATACACGAAGCCTGAATTACGGGAACGTATCAAAAAGAAGATTCAGGCAGGCAGTAAGGGAGGAAAACCGGGTCAATGGTCCGCCCGGAAAGCTCAACTAACGGCCTCGGAATATAAATCCAAAGGTGGAGGTTATAAAGGAGGTAAAGGAAGCACACAGAAGTCATTGGAAAAGTGGGGGAAAGAAGACTGGCAGACTAAGGAAGAGTATGATAAAAATAAAGCAAAGAAGGCAGCTTCTGCGGCTAAAAAAGCTAAAAGTAAAAAAGCATGAAAAAACAAGTAAAAGACTTAAAAAAAATCCAAGGTCAATTGCGTAACAGTGCAAAAATGCACGCAGCTCAGGCGGATAAGATAGAAGGCGTAATCAAGATTGCTGGAAAGTACATGGATAAAAATGGATGATAAAGCAATAGAAAAATGGATCTAGCAGGTAAATTTGGCGACTTTGATGGATTAAGAGATAATAATCCTTTTGGCGTACCTCTGGGGGCACGACCAAAACGTAATCTTGCTGATGCATATCGCCAGGGTGCAGATGTTTTCAAACAGAAACTGACGCAAGGTGAGCTTGGCCCTATGTTTGGTCCTGCGCAAGGACTACTTCAATTCGCTACTGGCCAGGGTATAACCGTTGGCGATGAAAGTGGTACTGCAATTATTTCACCAGGAGGCGGATTTAATTTGGCAGGTAAATATAATGAATTTACTATTAATCCCTTCATGCGTCAGGTAGGAGCTAATTTTATCAATCCAGATGGTAACTTTAGTGTGGGCGGATCTCTTGGAATGGGCCCACAAGGTTTCTATGATCCCAAGGCTGAATTAAATTTTCAAGTGGGAGGCTTTAATCAACAACCTGTAAAACAACAAATAAAAACACCACAAGAAAAGATTAATCCTTTAACAGGAGATAAAATTATTATTGATGAACAAGGTTACACCAGACGTATTCCTTATGCATCTAGACAAGATGTAATGCCTCCTCCCTATCGGGGTCCTTATGCCAGATAAAGCAATCCAATCAGACGGCACAACTAAACGCTACTTACCCAAAGCAGCCTGGGACAAACTGTCTCCCAAACAGCGGACAGAGACAGATGAAAAGAAAAAAGCTGCAAGTAAAAAGGGTAAGCAATTTGTACCAAACACTGAAGCTGCAAAAAAAGCTGGAAAAGCTGCACGTACCGCTAAGAGATATAAATCGAAATAGTGATAAAATGAAGTGATCTAAGCGCGGCTGAGATGGCTGTAGATTCCAAGTCCCGTTTGAAAGAAATTATCGACAGCTATCTTGATAAAGATGGTGGGGCTGGTATCGATACCGGAATTGTTGCTGGGCACCTCCAGCAGATGCGAATGTTTGGCATCCGCCAAGGTGTGGAATTTTTTCCTGCCCAGGACAACTTTGGTAATCAGCGTAAGGACTTCTTAGATCGGGTTGCCAAGTACAACCAGCTGGACACTCGCTTAGACTCTATCTGGGATTATTATCTTTGTGATGGACAAGGTCTGTTTTATATCCGCCCTACGCAAAACAATTATCGTCTTTATTATTTTCGGAAACATGAATACCGTACCTATTACAACGTGGATGGCGAGCTGGATGAGGTTGTAATCATCTACAGCTACAAAGTCCGTAAGGGGAAGAGCTTTGGGCAGCAAGAGATTCTTGAATCAAACGTGCTCACCGGACAAGGCGGAATGGGTGCAGGCGGCACTAAAAAATATATTAAGCTTTCAATTAAACGACGTACTATTACTGAAACACATTCTGATGGTGTTATTTCCTTTGACACGCCTGATGCCTCAATGGCTCCAGGTAAATCAACTCAACTAAAAAATACTTTAAACTTCATCCCTTGTGTTGAAATTTTTAATAACCCAAAAGGTTTTTCTACTGAAGGTGTAGGTGAATTTGATGCATTAGCTGATCAAATTATCACGCATGATGAGATGACCCGCAACATGCGGAAAAACATTCAATTCTTCGGAAATCCTACATTACTGTCATCTCGTCCAAAAACTGACTTAATGGAATCTGGCGGCGATACTGTCGTCCAGCGTCCTTCTATCGCGGCTAACTCAGGCTTTACCGGAATGGGAAGCCTTAGCCGATCCGCATTCAAACAGGATCCTGTGTCTAGGGGAATGGACGGGCAGCTCCGTGTACCCCGTGTAATTGCTAACTTGGAACCGAATGATCGTGTTGGATATATTGTCCCAGATGCTGTCACTGGAGACCAAGTATCTTTTACCAAGATGTTGCGTGAAGAGATTCGTACTGCATTAGGTGGGCAAGACGAGATCAGTATATCTGCAGGTGTTACCGCTACTGAACTGAAATCGATATATGGCCGTGTTGCGGCTACCGCTAAGAAGAAGTCGAATTCTATTTATACTCACGGTATCGCTAGATGTATGGAGTTAATACTGTTCCAAGAGGAACGACTATTTCGGGATACCTTGGCGCAGGCAGCCCAGATTGAAAAACCCGTAGACCTGACTGAAGAAGCTTCAGCTGAAGCCATTGCGATGTATGACCAGGCAATGGCAGCGTATGACGATCAGGTAAAACAGTTAATGATGGCCTGTCTTCAGACAGAAATGCTTCCACCTGGCGTGATCGGTCTTATCCCAGATGGGGACGTTACCGTTCAATGGCGTTGGCTAGGTCCAGTTTACGAAGACACCTCGCAGGATTTGATTAACAATTCAATTGTTGTTAGAAACCTGCAAGAGTTGGGTGTTGATAGTATAGAAGCACTGAAGTTTCTTTTCCCTCAAAAAACGGATGAGGAACGAGCCTCGATGTTATCGGGGTTCCCATTCAGGATGGTGGGTGAATTACAGAGTGCTTACTCTCAGTTTGCCCGCCTGGTGGGGGGAATGATGCAGACCCCCCATCCGCAGTCACCGGATCTTCCAATGGCTGCAGATCCACGTTTGGATTTAACCCCTTATCTGTATCGAACTCTTGAAGCATTACAACAGGAGATGAGTTATGCAGGACGCTACCGTCCAATCGATCCCACAGACGAGCCAAGTACCAGCGGCCGTCGCACCCAGCAGCTACGTGGCGGCAGCACCGGCACCTCAAGCTCCGGTGGCGGCTCCGCAGGCTCCGGTGCAGCAGGTGGCTACGAGCTACCCCCAAACCGTCCAGGGTCAACCTACCAGTTACCAATCCGCCCCGTCTCAATACGTCCCCCAATCCCAACCGGCGGCTCCGGCTCCGGAGGGGAATCCATGGGAATCGGCGTTCAACAAGGTGGTGGGACTGCTGAGTCAGCCAGCCCCATTCCCGTTCCAGGGTCAACCGTCAACGACGACCCAGGCTCCTCAAGCTATCCCGGCCAACTGGGCACAGGCGGAGCAAATCAGCCCAGGTATCAGTCAATCGGATCGCCTGACTTGGTCTCCCAGCCAGGTATCCTCTCCCAACTCTTCCCCAACCTCCTCGAATCTTTACGGGCAGGAAGCGGCGCAGGCCCACGCAGTAGTGAACAACGCGGTAGCGGATTACTACGACCTGAGTCAGGAGAGCCGTCAGGTGATCGACGCGTTCGGGGTGGAAGCTCCGGCGATTCTAAACAACTACGCGGTAAATCTCGAAGGTCTTCTGGATCAGGCCGTGACGTGGGGTCACAAGGCCGCACACGAACTCCACGCGTACGCTGATTTCGCAGTTCGTGAACGCACTGAAAACAAGGCATACAACGAGATTCTCACCAATCCCGATGTGCTGTCTGACTACACCCTGAAGTTCTTTGGTCCTCAAGGTCCATACCCTGTGTATGAATCTGAAAGCGATCTGGAAACTCGTGGCTATCCGACACAGGCTTTCGCAGCTCAAGGTGTTGCTCCTCAGCAAATGCCCGCTCCTCCTCAGCAGGCCGCTCCTACGAATTCCCGTGATTTCTGGAATGGTTTTAGCAACCAGATGATCAGCGACCCTCAGAATGCATGGCGTATTTTGAACCAAGCTCAACCCAACGTTGTAGCAAACAAATTGTTTGTTGCTGAGTGATAAATAGCAGTCGGTAATTGATAAATTACCGGCTGTTAAAATCTTGATAGTAAGACAAACGTCTGAAAACTTTCACCCAACTAACCTACACGTCCTGGAGGATAACTAACGGTGTTCATTGATAACGATTTTCCCAAGCTCCTAGGTGCGGAGCTTTATCGTCCACACCCCGCTTATGTTGCTGAAATGGCAACTGAGCCTGTGGTCGTCCACGATTTCACACGCCAGCCCGGCCAAACTGTGCAGCTTGATCGCTACAAGTTCTGGTCTTCTCCTGGCACAAAGGATAGCCGTGAGCGCGTAGCTGACGAGACTATCGGTACCGCCAACAGCCGCAACATCACAAAAGAGAAGGTGTTGGTTGTGCTGAAGGAGTACACCGGCCCTGCCGACCCGTCTGATCCTACCCAAGCATCCACCTTCAAAATTGCTCGGGAAACCCTGGTTACCGCACAGCGTCTGCTGCTGGATACCGGCAACCTGAACATGTTCCATCAGAGCATTGGTTCCTTGACCCTGTTGGATGATTACCGCCGTTGGCGCGACCGCGTGTTCCTTGATGAACTCGCCAAAGCCGAAGCCAATGGTCTCGCTTCTTCTACTCAAGGCGGTTATTATTTCGCTGGTGGTAAGGAAAAGGACAGCCAAGGTCGTATTTCTTATACCGGCACTGAGTACACCGCTCAGGTGCAGCAGTTCTCTGTCCGTACCGACCTTCTGACTGTCGTTAAGGATCTCCGTAAGCGCAACACCCCTACCTTCGCTGACGGTCTGTATCGCTGCATTTGCGATCCTACCTTCATGATGCATCTGCGTCGTGACGAGGACTTCCGCGAGATCGCCCGTTACAGCGGCAATCCTGGTCAAGGCATGTACATGGCTAACCCCATGATGCCTAACAACACCAGCTTCTACATGGGACCACAGGCGGGTCAAGCCTACTTCCTGGCTGGTGAGCCCGTCATGCCGACTGGCGTGCAGTTTGAAGGCGTGAAGTTCTACGAGTCCACCAACTTCCCCACTAAGAGCGTTAATTCTTCGTTTGATGGCGGCAGTTCTTATTCTTCCCAAGAAGTGGCTCAAGGTTATTTCTTCGGTCCTCAGTCCATCGGTGTTGGTATCGGCGGTCCAAACGCTCAGGTACTTATTAACAACAACGACGATTTCTCGCGGTTCATTATTCTTATCTGGCAACTCTATGCTGGCTTCGAGATTCTGAACAAGGACTTCGTTACCACCGCATTCAGCTACGTCTCTGATGACGGTAACGTTTGATTTTTATAGAGTCATTAAGTAAACATTCTCAGGAGAAATAAATGTCCTACTTGTCTTCCAAAAAGATCTATCCAGGTAACTGGACAGAAGCTTTAAATGGTTGGTACAAAAATATCGATACCAACGATAGCGGTACCAATGATGCGTCTAAAGCTGGCCCTACATCTGTGCTGGCTATTCCTGGCTACCGTTACTTCCAAGCTCGCGGCTATGTCCGCGTTACTGCTACCTCTGGTGCGGGCGCTGTCGCTTCGGCTGATGTGATCGTTCCTTCCCCTTATCGGAATGACGACACCCGTACTGATATCACCGGCCTGGTGATTTCTGGCGATAGCACTCTGCCTGCTTATGGCTACCGCGCTACCGTTGCCATCGCCTCTGGCTGGGGTGACAACCGCACTTCCTCTGGTGTCTACGCTGCTACCGGCAACGTGATCTCCTTCGGTCGTGACAACTCCGGCAGCCCTGTTGCTGCTTCCGGTGTTGGTGAAGGTCTGATTCAAGCCAACCTGGCATCCACCGTTTCTGGTGGCCAAGCTGGTGAGATTTTCTTCGCTGGCGGTTCTTCTGCTGTTGCTGGAACCCCCTTCCTGACCGCAACCGGTGCTAATGGTGTTTCCGCTGGTAAGGTTTACAAAGAGCTGACTGCTGCTACCACCTTCAAGGTCTACGCCAAGGCTTCTGCCGACGCTGTTGCAACCTCCGGTGGTTTTTACATCTCTAGCGGAGATGCAAACGCTGGCAATTATGGTTACATCGTTGTTGAGCTTTGCTACGTCCAGCAGGACCAAGCAGCTGATTATAACGATATCGAAGCATATCTGCCTAACAAAATTGTTAGCAGTGGCAGCTGAATAATGTAAAATAAGGCCAGTAACACTCTGGCCTTATATGCTGTTATTCAGACACAAAAAAACGGGAGCAACATTAAAAGTTGTTTCTGAATGGGAAGGCGGCGATTGGAGGATGGTTCAAGACTCTGATGGCCGTCTTTTTACTTGTTGGCACGAAGAGATCGAAGAAGATCAAAAGGCCACTAAAAAGGTTAAGTCGTTACAAGTTAAAGACAGAGCCAAGAAAGAAGAGCCACGTGAATTTCCCCCTGAAACGAGGCTTAACATCAACACCGCTACTCCCCAAATGATCGCTGATCATGTCCGTGGTGTGGGTTTACGAACTGCTAAGAAGATTAAGGATCTTCAAATGTCACTCTCGGGTGAAAAGTTTTCGACATTAGAACAACTTAAGACTATTAAGCAGGTAGATTGGGAATCTGTTTTTGCAAGTGACTTAATCCGCATTTGATTAGAGCCCCTGGGAAACCAGGGGTTCTTCATTTTATAATTAAAAAAAAGATGGAAAATGGCTGGTTTAATACACTTAGGGTCTATTGTTGATCCTGCAAAAGACATTTTTCCTACGACAGGCGCACATGGTGACATCCGGGTCATTCCGCAGTTTGGTCCAAATAAAGGTCAAAAGATTGACCCTGAAACTGCTCGTTATTTGTTACAGAATGTACGCGTGGGGGATCAAGGGTTGCCTTTGGTGGAACAACGTACTGATGGTAAATGGGCCTGGAATTATCCAGTTACTTCACGCTTTGGACAGAGGGATGCACCAACGGCTGGCGCATCTACTTTTCATCCAGGAATCGATGTTGGAATCCCTCAAGGAGCAAAGCTAGCCTACAGAGGTTACGGTAACTATACGCCAGGCGAAGGGATGGGCACATTATCAACCACAGATGCACAAGGCAGGCCCTACGATATTCAATTTTTACACACGACTCCTGGGGCTGAGTCTTCAGTATCAGCTCCAACGATTCCTACGGACATTGACGGTATGCCTGGAGGAACCACTATTCCTGGCGGTAGTGTCATTGTTCAGAACTTTGATATGCGCCCTGGTTCCAAAGAAGAAAAAAAGAAAGATAAATTTGATTTGAAAGATTACATGATGAAAAAGTTATTAAGTAGTGCTCTAGATCCAATGGCAGGTATGAACTTTTTACAAGGCTATCCAGCAACTAATCCAACACTAGCTGGAATGATGGACGGTACTTTTGACGGTCTTTACGGATTCTAATTCTATAATAGAAACATTAGGGTACAGTCTGTGGAGTTATCAACATTTGATAAAAGCCGTGTGAGATATCATCTTGGATATTTCACTGTTTCTGTCCCTGCAGGTGACTTCGCCCGTTTGGAAGAGGCGATGAACACGGTGCCTGACTCCTTGTTTTATAACAAGATTATCTATCACCTAGGTCGCTGCGATACAGCAGAAAAAAAGACTGAGGTTGCATCTGCGCCTTCTACTCGAATTGAGAAGATCGAAGGTGACGTTGACCGTACCATCAGCTCAAGCAATGCGCGGGAAGCTTTAAAGACATGGGACGAGATTTATCTGTACGAGACAAATGCGCTTGCACAGATATTGTATGTGCCAAACTATAAAGATCCGTTCCAAGCACGTTACCGCTACGAGCGATCTGGTGCTGAATTCATTCAAGCACTTCCAGGCCCAGCTGATACTGCAGTTGGTTCTAACGTTTACTTAAACCTTACTCACCGTTAACGTTTACCAAGTCTGTACCATGATTTCCCGTAAAGAATTAGAAGACCGCGCTTATAAAGAAGAGGCGATGCGGCAGGCACAGCAAACTGATCCGTATGCGATTGGTGTTCAAGTCACGCCTGAGCAAGCGATGGCAATGAATCAATATATGACAACAAACATGAACCCGATGGTTTATGGGGGGCAGCAGACACCGAATCCAGTTGCGACTCAATTTGGTCTCCAGGCACAAGTCCGTCAACCAGCCAATCAGCAGAACATTGCTCAGATGATGGCTGATGGTGTTCTGTCAGCTATGACTGGTGAGTCTGAAGAGTTAAGGGTTCCAGATGAAAGGATGGCCCTGGACACCGAAGCCGCACAAGGCTTTTTAGAACAGTTAGGAAGATTTGAGCCACGCTAATGGGACGTACTAAAGCCGAGTATCAACAGCTTCTCAAGGATCCGCGCACACGTGCATTGTTAAATACAATTCGCTTTGCGGAAGGAACTGCAGGAGAGAAGGGCTACCAAACGATGTTTGGCGGCGCGACATTTGATGATATGTCACGTCATCCAGATACTGTTATTGATGGCGGTCGTTATCGCAGTGCAGCAGCAGGTGCTTATCAGTTCCTACCAGACACTTATGGTGAAGTATCACGGCAACTTGGGTTGAATGATTTCCAGCCAGGGAGTCAAGACGTAGCTGCTCTAGCTTTAATTGATCGCCGTGGGGCATTAGACCCGTTTCTACAAGGAGATAAGTTTGGTGCAGTGATGAACAGGCTTGCACCTGAGTGGGCTTCTCTTCCCACCTCAGCTGGTTCAAGCTACTACGGACAGCCTGTTAAGAGCCTGGGAGATCTTTACTCTTATTATCAAGGCCAGAAGGGCGCTCTGGATGTCCCTACAGTTGAAACTCCTACTACTGGTAATACTAAGATCATTCAAAACTTTATTCAAGGAGAGCCTGAAAAAAAGAAGGGCTTGGCAGAGAGTTTCTTAGATTCTTTTAAAGGACAGATTCTTAATAAGCTCTTACCATTTTAGCTATGGGATTGCGCTCTTATTCTGATTATCTTGATTACGATTACACGCCGGGTGAGCTTGCGCGTATGTCGGTCAGTCAGTATAACTTTACGCCGATGAAGGAGCAGGAAGCTATTGCAAAGCTTCGTTGGGATTCAGCGTTTACTCCTGAAGCAGTTAATCCAATGAAAACGGATGCCTTTGAGCAGTTTATGCTCATGTCTAAGTCTCCTGAAGCCTTTATGTCGAGCAAGATGACTAACCTACCTGACAGATTTTTAGCCATGCAAAACATGGTTATTTGATTTATAATTGAGAATATCTGAAAAAATACTGTGTCGTCTACTAATACCAACAAGCAACCGCTATTTGTAGATCGTCCTCTTTTCGATCACGCTCTGGTTACTACACAGATTGTAGGTAGTGAGGCAAATAAAACCTTTCAGGTTCAAGGTGGCCAAGCGCCTGCTTTGTTGGTAGATATGGACGCCTCTCTTTCTGAGGATGATAATAGCGGTGGTGTTATTGATTCATTACGCTTAACACGCCAGGGTGAGTTTCAAATTCCACCTGAGTATACAATCAATGTTTCTACATCTGGCACACCGATTACATTAAGCAGCGGTGATGTTGTTTTCATTGAAGATGCTACACCCGTAACAGGAACAAATAGCGGCGTTGGATATTACACTTACACCGGAGCCGTAACCCTGACAGGTGTCAATACAGCATTGACGTATTCAGGAGGCACCGCATCTGGTTTTAGCTTGGCTGATCAGTTTATCTACAGCCAAGGAGTTGTCACTGCAGCTTTTTATCACACCCGTGGCACTACCAACCCTATTCCTGCAAGTGGCGATTACGAATTTGTGTTTGCCCAAACTCTTGTTTCAGGTGTAAATAGTATTGACTGTGCTGAAAACATGCCTGAACTCAATGCTCCTGTTGCACAAGCAGGTAATACAACTGGTTTAGCAGAGACAGCACCTCTCCGCACTCGGGGAATCTACCTGGAAAAAGGTGATCGTCTTTATGTTGGAGTCTTCCCATCAAAGGCTAATGCCTCTGGTTATACACCCGGCATGAGTGTTATTGCACAGGGCGGATTCTTCTAATGCCCAAGGGAGATGCTTTCGGGTTTAAGCCGGAACAGAAACGTTCTAGTAGAAGACAAGAAGGCCCGTTTCCAATTAAAGGTGAGTTTGGCGGCAGTATACCAAACTCACTCAGAACTTCAAATGCTGAATCAGCCTGGTCCAGGTGGCGGCGCGGCTTTGAACTAGCAACTGCTGATCTTGCCACGACGGCTTTTGAGTACCCTTTCCAGTACCAGATCCCACTCCCTCCTGGAGTACAGCCAACCGGAGACAACCTCCCGTTTGTCGCTGGTGTTATCAAAAGC